AGTAGCTTCAACTGCTGAATCAGGCACACCATCAAACACAGGTATGGTAACTGATTACATCACAGGTACTGTTTCAAAGTACGCTGGACAAAACACAGTAACTCTAGAACTTCTAGAGCGTTCTGACCCAATTTTCTATGATGAGCTAACAATTCAAATGCAACGCGCATACCTAAAGGCAATTGATGCAGCTGTAATTGCTGGATTTATTGCAGACGGAACTGCAGCAACTGCACAAGCAGGAACATCTGCAGGAATTATTTCCTACATCGGAACAGAAGCACCTTTGGTCTATTCAGGAACTTCATACTTCGCTCGTAACCTAGTTGCAGGAACAGGTCTATGGGGAACATTGATTGGTGCAACTGATTCAACAGGTCGCCCAATTTACAACGCATCACAACCAATGAACGCAGCAGGAAATACTGCACCAACTTCCATTCGTGGAAATGTTCTTGGTCTTGATCTTTATGTTGACAACAACGCTGTATCTTCAGTTGCATCTAACTGCGCATTCATCGTTGCACCAGAAGCAGCAACTTGGTACTCATCACCAACTTCATACTTCTCAGTTAACATTGTTTCAAACATGCAGGTTCAACTAGCAATTTACGGCTATGGTTCATATGTAACCAAGCAGGCTGCTGGTATCCGCAAGTTCGTTAAATCAGCTTAATTAACTAGATCTACCCCGGGTGAGTAGCCCTTCATCCGGGGTAGTTTGAAAGAAGGCAACCATGGCAGCCACATATGTAACCAAAGCGGAACTCCGCACCAATCTTGGTATTGGTTCGCTTTATAGCGACACTACTGTTGAAGAAGTGTGTCAGACTGCTGAAGATTTACTTAATTCTTATTTATGGTTTGATTCAGTACCAGTAGTAGCGGCTGCCTTGGCTTCAAATGTGGCCACCCTAATTTTATCAACTCCTGGCTCATATGCAGCCGGTCAGAGTGTTACCATTACTAATTGTGGATCTACTTACAACGGCACGCGAACTATTACTTCAACTTTTCCTTGGAGCGTTGGCTCTACCACTTTTCCTTATTTCACTTTTTTCCCTTGGAATAATTTTAATTTTCCTCGCGGGTATAGTCTTATTCAGTTTAGCGTTACGGCTGCTGATGATCCCTATCATCTTATTGTGCCTTATGGTAAAGCGTCTGGTGTAGATACAAAGCAAACTTCCTATGCTTCAACTCCAGCTGTTCGTGAGGCTGCCATGCAAATAGCCGTAGCGGTGTGGCAGGCACGGCAGGCTCCAGCTACAGGTGGATCTGCCGTTGACTTTCAACCAAGTCCTTTCCAGATGGGAAGAAGTTTAATGAGCAGGGTAATGGGTCTTATAGCCCCATATACCAGCCCTAGATCAATGGTCGGCTAATGACAGTAGCAATTACTACACTTAGATCAACTATTGCAACAGCTTTAGACAACCCTGGGGTCTGGTCGGTTTTTTCTTACCCACCAAGCGCACCTCAAGCAAATTCAATAGTGATTTCACCAAATGATCCCTATTTAACAACTAACGATAATTCAAATTTAACCATTAGCCCTACTGCTCATTTCAAAATAACACTATTTGCGCCAGCCTACGATAACCAGGGAAATCTAATAAATCTTGAAGATTTTATGATTGCTGTTTATCAGAAATTAAGCGCATCAGGCTTGGTGTATAACGCTCCAGCCTTTTCAGCACCATCTGTAATATCCTTAGCATCGGGAGACCTTCTCTCTTGCGATCTAAGTTTCGACATACTAACGAGTTGGAGTTAATCATGGCAGAAGATACAACAGCAGAGAATTTGGCGTTTTTAATCAAGATCGGTCAGATTAAAGATCCAAAGCCAGCAGTACAAGTACCTACTAAAGATAAGGAATAATAATGGCCATATTTCTACAAAATAATGTTGGCGTAAAGATTAACTCAGTTGATCTATCTGACCACATTACATCAGTAACACTTACACAGAGCTTTGATGAGCTAGAAGTTACAGCGCTTGGAGACTCCGCACATAAGATGGTAAAAGGTTTGGAAGCAAGCACCCTAACTTTGAACTTCTTAAACGATTTCGCAGCAGCAAGCGTACAAGCAACCCTCCAGGCTGCTTATGGAACTACTGTTACAGCTGTATTATTGCCAGTTAAAGGCACAGCAGTTTCAGCGACAAATCCTCTTTATACTGTTAGCATTCTTGTTAACAACTTGACACCATTAAATGGAGCAGTTGGAGATATTTCAAACTCCAGCCAATCCTTTACATGTAACTCAACAGTTGTACAAACAACAACAGGATCATTCTAAGGAGTAATACAAATGGCTAAACTTCGAATCACAAGGGCTACTGGAGAGGTATCGGATCATTCGATAACCCCAGCGATCGAGATGGCCTTTGAATTACATTTTAAATCAGGTATTCACAAAACATTTAGAGAGCAGGAACGCCAGTCGGATATTTACTGGCTAGCTTGGGAATGTTTGCGTAGAGCTGATGTAACAGTTCCTATCTTCGGCCTTGCATTTGTGGAAACACTATCTAAGGTCGAAGTATTGGATGACGAAGCAAATTTTTAGATAGAGGTTCGATGACCTACACGATTGCCGCTGTGGCAGTCGAGACCGGTATCGCCCCTCAGCATTTAACAGACTTAGATTCGGATATGTTTCATAACATAATCCAAGTCTTAAAAGATCGAAATGAGGCGATGAAGAATGCCAGTCGAGCTAAAAGGCCTCGGTAACACTCAAAAGGCCATGCGTAAATTTACGCCTGGCCTTTACTCGAGAATGAACGCTAACATAAGCGCAATTATGTTGCCTGTGCGTAACGAAGCTCGCGATTATGTACCATTTAAGGTTTTATCTAAATGGCAAAATCAAACTGGTATTTGGGCTGCTAGCGATAGAACTTATGATGCCGGAACTATTAAAAAGGGCATTGTTTACCGTAGGGGTCGTACAAAAGCCAACGATAAAGGATTTAGATCATCATATAGAATTGTAAACAGTACAGCTGCTGGCGCAATCTATGAAACCGCTGGTCGCAAGAATCCAGCAGGTCAGCCATGGGTAGGCGCAAAAGGTAAAGGTGGCGGCAGTTATTCTCACTCAGATAACCCACAAGCAGGATTAAGGTTTATTAACTCAATGGGTGGGCAATTGGTAGGTGGCGGTAAATTCAAAGGAAGATTGATTTATCGAGCATGGGCTAAGCAGAATGGCAAGGTTATCCCTGCCGTAATCAACTCAATCAATTCTGCAATCATGGAATTTAATAGATTGGCTAAACCATAATGGCCAAAATGGAAAATATCTTTGTCAATGTTGTCAGCGAGTTTGACGGCAAGGCTCTTACTAAAGGCCAGAAGCATTTATCACAATTTGATAAAACAGTAAATAAATTAGGTAAAACATTTGCTGCTGCCTTTGCAGCCCATAAAATACTTGCTTTTGGTCAAAACTCAGTTAAGGCATTTACTGAAGCTGAGGCAAGTGCTAAAGCATTAAATATAACCCTTAAAAATACTGGCTCTTTAATGGCATTCCCAGATGCTATAGCGGGAATTAAAAGACTATCTCTTGCTACGGGCGTTGCAGACAATGACTTAACAAATGCGTTTACTCAACTTTATTCATCAACAGGAGATGCAGCTCAGGCTCAAAAAGATCTTGCTTTAGCTGTAGATGTATCAAAAGGCACAACTAAGAATTTGTCAGAGGTAGTTGATGCTCTCAGCGCTGGATATAGAGGACAAACTAAAGGCCTAGGAAATCTAAACGCAGGTCTTGATGCAGCCACACTTGCTACAAAAGACATGGCTGCTATTACAAAACAATTAGCAATACTACAAGGTGGCCAGGCAGCAGCTTATGCTGAAACCTATGCAGGGAAAATAGACATTCTAAATGTAGCCTTTGATAATCTAAAGGTAACTGTTGGTCAAGGCCTAGTTATGGCCTTTGAGGAAGCAACAGGCAATCGTGGTATTGGTGGAGCAACAACTGCCATGGAAAACTTTGGCTATACAATCGATGCAATTCTTATCAAATTGGCTCAACTATCTACCGGTAACTTCCTAGATAAATTAGGCCTTGGTTTTGTTAACTCAACTTTAAATGCAACAATCAAAGGCTGGAGTTACCTTCTTGGTGTTGATGAGACACGGCTTGCAATCCAAAATGAAATATGGAAGATGAACACCAAGACTTATGAACTTGCCGAACAACAAAGAGTTACTCAAAGCAAGATCAATGATGATTATCAGAAAAGATTAAAACTTCAAGCGGCTTCACAAAAGGCGGCTTTAGATTCTGCCAAGAAGTTGGCTGCTGCCAATAAGTTACTAGATCGAGCCGGAACTGTTTTAGACATTGATCAAGCCCAAATCTATGCTGCTTTACAGGGCAAAATTACAGATAATGAAAAATTAAGACTTGATCTTCAATTAGCATTATTGACTAAAAATGCTACTGCTGCTGATCAATTAAGCCAACAATTGTTAATATCTCAATTACAAACTACAGATCTTGCTAGAACTATTGCATCATTACCTAAAGCGTTAAATCCATTTGAGGACTGGCCAAAATATATTCAAGATTTGATTGATCAAATTGCAAAATTAAAAAGCAGTTTAATGCTACCTACACTTAATGGCGGATCTAGTAATCCAATTTTTACAGGTAGTGGATCTTCCTACATCGGATCAGGAGGTGGATTCGATGCTGCTGGCACATATATTGGAACACCATTTGGCCAGGCTGGTGGATCAGGTATTGGAAATTCAGATAGTGCTGGTAATTTTATTGGAACACCATTTGGTCAGGCTTATAGCACTACTGTAAACAATATCAATGTAGATGCTTCTAATGCAGTTGATTCAGGAAATATGGTTCGAATAATTCAACAGGCTTTAATTGATATTAACAAAGGTGGATATTCAACAGTACCTGCTGGCCAAGGATTCTAATGGCTATACCGTCAGTTAAAGCTACAATCAATTTTTCTTCAGGAGCATCTTTTGCTCCAGCATTTGTTATTGGAACAGGAATACTAGGAACCAATATATTGGTTGATTCAGCACCTGTAATTGTAGATGTATCAAATCAAGTAGATAAAATTCAAACTACTAGAGGTCGAAATGCTGCCGCTGATCAATTCCAAACCGGTAATTTAACAATGCGTATTGTTGATCAAAATGGTGATTTTAATCCACAAAATACTTCTAGCCCTTATTATGGTTTATTAACTCCCATGCGTAAAATTCAAATTACAGCAGTTTACGCTGGTGTAGATTATTCAATTTTTTCAGGATACATAACCGGCTATAACACCATAACACCTAAGTCTGTCGGAGATGTGGTTTATACCACAATTACAGCTGTTGATGGAATGCGATTACTTACCAATGCTTTAGTAACCACAATTACAGGTGCTGTTGCTGGTGAACTTACAAGCGATAGAATTAACAGAATACTTGATCAAGTTGGATGGCCATCTTCTTTAAGATCTATTCAAACTGGTCTTACTACTTGCCAGGTAGATCCAGGGACTCAAAGAAGTGCATTAGCGGCAATCCAAACTGTTGAAACTACAGAATATGGTGCGTTTTATATTGATCCAAATGGCGTAGCAACTTTTAAAAACCGTAGTTATTGCACATCTAGTCCTGATACTACTCCTGTTTATTTTAATGACAATGGCACAAACATTTCTTATTACAATGCTATGTGGCTTTTAAATGATGCTCAGGTGGTAAATCAAGCAGCAATTACCGCCACAGGGTTGGCTACTCAAACCGCAACCAATACAGTATCTATAGGCAAGTATTTCGTGCATTCTTATATTCAAAATAATTTATTGATGCAAAGCACAACCGATGCTTTAAATTATGCTTTAGCATATGTGGCAAGTAGAGCTGAGACTACTATCCGATGTGATGCAATGACCCTAGATCTTTATGCGGCTAATTATAATTCAGGAATAATTGCAGCTTTGGATCTTGACTATTTTGACCCGGTTAGCATTACCACTACTCAGCCTGCCATTGTAGGCACATCAAGCATCACCAAAAATTTACAGGTATTTGGCGTTCAACACTCAATATCTGTGAACTCGTGGAATACGACTTTTACCACCCTTGAGCCAATTATTGACGGATTCTTGATAGGATCTGCTCTATATGGTGTCTTGGGAACAAACACACTAAGTTATTAAGGAGCAATAATGGCAACAGGATTTCCAGCCGCAACAGGTGATGTACTTACAGCACCTATGTTTAATGGGCTTGTGGCATTTACCACAAACACCCAGACAGGTACAACTTACACAGCTGTATCAACAGATCAATACCAAGTATTGGTTACTATGAATAACGCATCTGCAAACGCTTTTAAAATTCCGACCAACGCATCTGTAGCCTTTCCAACGGGAACAGCAATAACAGTATTAAATATTGGTGCAGGTACTTGCACAATTAGTGCAGTTACATCAGGTACAACCACAGTCTTATCTGCTGGTGCGGTTGCTGCACAGCCAACTGTTGCTCAATATAAATCTGCCGTCTGCATTAAAACAGGCACAGATGCTTGGTACGTTGTAGGTGCTATAGCATAATGATAGGTAATATTATTGCTGCTATCAACGGATCACCAGCCGCTTCAATAAGCTGTGAAGTTATATTGATTGGTGGTGGTGCAAGTGGTGGCTCAGGCGGTGGCGGAGCTGGTGGACAATTTTATACAAGTTCAACATTTGTCGTTGGTACTTCAAAAACAATAACTATCGGAGCAGGTGGCGCACAGGTACTTGGTTTAGGTCCTGGTGTTACAGGTAATGATGGTTCAGCCACAACTTTTACTGGATTAACTACTGCAGTAGGTGGTGGTGGCGGTTCAAACTTTAGTGGCCCTGCTACTGGTCGTGATGGTGGTTCAGGCGGCGGTGGTGGTTCAACCGATGCTGGTACTTCTGTCGGTGGTGCTGGCACATCTGGACAAGGTAATAATGGTGGTGGTAATGGTGGTTATGTAGCAGGACCTTACGCAGCTGGCGGTGGTGGTGGTGCTGGTGGAGTTGGCGGCAACGCAACTTCGAACATGAACGCTGGAGCGGGTGGAGCAGGTTCAAGTACTTATTCGACTTGGTTAAGTGCAACAAGTTCAGGAGTAAGCGGATTTATTGCAGGTGGTGGTGGCGGTGGCATGTATCTAACTGGTACCTCTGCTGGTGCAGCAGGATCTGGTGGTGCTAGTGCTGGTGGAAATGGAAATGTTACTGTAAGTGCTGCAACTGCTAATACAGGATCTGGTGGCGGTGGTTGTGGTATTTCAGGTAATACTGGAGCAGGCGGTTCAGGTTTAGCACTTATGAGATTTGTCGGAACTTATACAGCTGCCGGTACAACAGGTTCACCAACTAGAACAGTTACTGGTGGATACACTTATTACAAATGGACTAGCTCAGGAAGCATCACACTATAATGGCACACTTTGCAGAGATAGTTGACAATGAAGTAATTAGAGTATTAGTTACTGATAATAATGATCCAGTAGGCGATGAAGGTTATCAATGGTTAATAGATAATCTAGGTGGCACTTGGATTAAGACAAGCTACAACTCAACAATACGTGGCAACTTTGCGGCAATAGGTTATATCTATTTGCCATTTGAAGATATTTTTATGCCGCCTAAATGTCATGCAGAGGCAATATTAAATGTTAAATCTGCTAAATGGAATTGCACAAATACTGAACACGATAAGGAATTAAATGCCTAATACATCTCAAAAAACAGTAACTACTTCACCTACTCTATTGGTTACGGCTAATAGAGCAGATCAATTGGTTTACCTTCATTCTTCATCTGGCATTATTTATATTGGTAACTCAGATGTAACCACATCTACTGGATACCGCATGGATAATGGCGATAAATTAACTTTACAGTTATCTGATAATGAAGCTTTATATGGCATCACAAATACTGGTACTGCAACCATGATGGTAATGGCAACAGTCAGTTGAAACCTTGGTTATGCAAGGCTGGCGTACAGCTGAGGGAGCAGATAGATGATTGGTTCCCGGATCGGGATCGTAAAAGTGATGGATGGGTGGGTGATAGTCGCCATTCCGCAAGAGTCTCAGATCACAATCCAGACATCGATGGGTGTGTCCGAGCCATTGATATTGATTCTGACTTGGGTACACAAAAGGGGCTCTCGCTCTATCTTGCTGACCAGCTCAGGGATCATGCGGAAACCGATAAACGCATATCTTACATAATTCATAAAGGTAAAATAGCAAGCCCTAAAGCCGGATGGATGTGGCGTGATTACAAGGGCATCAATAGACACGATCACCACATACATGTGAGCTTTAGTAAATTGGGCGATTCAGATAGCACCTACTTCCAAATTCCACTTATAGGGGGAAAGATATGAAATTATCAAAAAAATCCAAAGCCGCACTTAAGTCATACTTAAGAGCTGTGGCAGCATCTGGCATTACAGTTGCGCTCGCTATTGCTGGTGATATGCGCCCTGAATACTCAATCCTTTTAGGTGCGTTAGTAGCACCCCTTATCAAAGCCTTAGATCCTAAAGATGTTGATCTAGGTGTAAATGCTGAGTAATGTCAGCAAACGATTGGGTTGGTATAGGCGTTGGCGTATGCGCCATAGTTACAAGTTTATTAGTGGGTCTTCGCTGGGTTATTAAATCTTATTTATCTGAGCTAAAACCAAACTCGGGATCATCCATGAAAGATCAAATTAACCGCTTGGAAAAGCGTGTCGATGATCTATTTATGCTTATTAGCAAGTCATAATTTTAATCATGGCGAACACACGCAAGACTCCTAAACGCAAGAAGATCAATAGGCGTATCGTTCGCCATTCTCCTGAGCCGTTGAGTAAATTAGATCAACACTACACGGCTTTGCATGAATGTTATAAAGCAGCTCGGAAAGCAGGATTTACACCGGAACACGCCTTCTGGTTAATGACCGAGCATAAGACTTTCCCTGATTGGATCGTAGGCGATGGCGGAATCATTCCTTCCATAGATCCAACTGACGATGAGGATAACGATTAAGCGATATTTAGTTATCAGCGATCTTCAAGTACCCTACCAACATGAAACGGCCGTTAAAAATGTTATCAAGTTTGCAAAGCGCGAGAGATTTGATAGCGTATTATGCGTTGGTGATGAGATTGACTTTCAAACCATTAGCCGATGGGCTGAGAAAACACCTTTGGCTTATCAACAAACTCTTGACGATGACCGTTCGGCAACTCAGGAGATTCTCTGGGCTCTAACCGAGCATAGTAAAGAAGCTCATATCATTAGATCCAATCACACGGATCGCTTATACAACACCCTTCTTAAAGTACCTGGCTTAATTAGCTTGCCTGAATTACAGTATTCAAAATTTATGGATTTTGAATCAATGGGCATTACATTTCACAAACAATTTTTTGAATTTGAAAAAGGCTGGATCTTGGCACATGGAGATGAGGCCAACATAAGTTCTAACGCTGGACAAACAGCCCTTAATTTAGCCAAAAGAGCAGGTAAGAGCGTAGTTTGTGGTCATACCCATAGACTAGGTATGTCAGCCTACTCAGAGGGCTTATATGGGGCTTACAGGCCTTTATATGGCATAGAAGCAGGCAACCTTATGAACCGGGCGAAGGCTAGTTACACCAAAGGCCTTGCAAACTGGCAGATGGGCATAGTTATCCTAGATTGGGATGGCAAGAATATGACTCCAACCATGATTCCTATTAACAAAGATGGTTCATTCACAGCTCTAGGTAGATCGTATGGAGTGTGAAAGCGACTATATCGAGCGCACGATTGATGATCATATCGATGCGTTTGAGGCTCTTAGTGTTATCTAATCGTTATAAGACACGCCAAAAGTAATTTACCAAGAATCCTTGCTTTAGGTCATACTTTATGTATCTGCACAGGGTGTGTGGATAGATAAGGGCTAACATGAAACTAGATCTAAGCAATAGAAATATGGCTTTAGATTATGCACAGCGAGGATGGTCAGTTTTGCCATTATTGCCAAGTAAAAAAGAGCCGCATTTTGATTTGGCTCAAAGAGGCTATCTATCAGCTACAACCGATCAAGATCTAATCAACTTTTGGTTCGATTATGATGAAAAAATCAATACAGGAATAGCCTGCTATCAATCAGGTTTAGTTGTTTTTGATATTGATTTTCGTAATGGCGGCAATATCGATGAGCGATTTGCTCCTACTTACACAGTAAAAACAGGCGATGGCTATCATCTTTACTATAAAGCAAACCCAACGGATGTTTTTGCTGGCAAACTTGAAGCTGGTATTGACATTAAATGGAAAGGCTATGTAGCTGCTCCACCATCAATTCATCCGTCAGGAGCAATCTATACAGTAATCGATGACAGAGATCCTGTTGTTTTACCTAAACAATTAAGAGAGTGGGCTACAAAATGAGTTTAAAAGAAGCAGGATTGTGGTGGGTAGCCTCAATGGTTGGCATCATTGTTGCATACGGATATTTACAGAATGCTAAACAAACCATGTATTGGAGAGGCCGTAAGGATGGCTTCGATATGCACCGCAGGATGATCCAGAATAAAATCGATGCCGACAACAACTGAGAAGCTGTTTAGTGAAGTTGTTAGTACAATCCAAGAGCGCGGTGCGGTCTATGGACATCCAGCAATTAACCATAAAAGAATTGCTGATCTCTGGTCAGCGTATCTCGATTACCCTATCCAGCCACACCAGGCAGCTCTATGTATGGCGTTGGTCAAGATCGCTCGGCTTAGTGAAACTCCATCCCATGAAGATTCACTCAAAGACCTGCTTGCCTACTGTGCAATCAGTAAGACTGTGTACGATGCACAAACAGATGCAGACTTCGGTTGGGAGATAGATAGTGGCATTTAACCTAGATGATTATGAACCAGTAGAAGCTAGATTGGAGAAATGGCATGGCACATATCCCGATGGAAGGATCGAAACAGAGATCCTTGAACACTCAGACACTCGATTCATTGTTGTTTGTAAACTATTCAAAACGGAAGCAGATTCCAAGCCATGCGCCTCTGGTGTTGCTTCTGAAACGATTACGGATCGCGGTGTTAATGCTACTTCTGCGTTGGAGAATTGCGAGACTTCAGCGATCGGTAGAGCGCTTGCAAACGCAGGTTTCGCTGCTAAAAACAAACGACCATCAAGAACAGAAATGGACAAAGTAAATCGTGCAGAATACAAACCTAAATACTCCGCACCCGGATCTAAATCAGCTGCGATGGAAATGGCGCTACATATTGTGGAGCAGAAATCTATTAGTAATGCTGAAACTGTTCCTCCAGTTGAGTGGTCTGTTGGTGAAACTATTGCTCAAATTGGTGAAGTGGTCGATGTTAGTTTTACTTGCATCCATGGTGATATGGTAAAAAAAGAAGGCCTGTCAAAATCTAATAACAAACCATATGCAGGTTATGTATGTACTGCACCAAAGGGTGAGCAATGTTCCCCTAAGTGGGCAAAACTTACAGCTGCTGGCACATGGTATTGGCCTGATGATAATGAGCCAGGTAAAGGAGGTGAATGATGGGTTATTTAGAAATGATTGACGGTAGTGGACTGAAAGCCACCTTTGACGATGATGGCGTTTCAGTCGTACCAACTGGACTAGCTGAGAAATGCGATGCGTGTAACGATGACAGATTACTTCATGAGGGCGATCTGCTTAAATGTTACAACTGTGGTTGCATTAACAGGATTCCATAAATGCCGTTTTACGACTATAAA